TTTTCAAGAATAGTTCTAGATAGCTTAGGTCAAACTTTAGCTAATCCTCCAAGATCCGTAGCGGTAAACATAGTATCAGCTAAGGCTTGCTGGCGACCTTGTTGAACCTGGGGAATACGAGACCCGGTTCCTTCGGGAGCCATTCGCATCGGGTAGTTACCGTACGACCAACGATCCACTTCTTCTGGTGATTGACCCAGTAACATATCACCAACACCGCTTCCGCCAAGTAGGGGGACTTGTCCTGGAATAGTTACACGGTTACCTTGATACTTGGCCGATGCGAGCATATCAGACAAGGCTCCAAGTAGTCCATTTCTAGGTGAAGCCTTTAAGTCTGACATGATATAACCTCTGAATAGATTCCGTCTGATTATAAGCTACTCTTCAACAGAAGGCAACTCAGCCGCTTTCCTAGGTTTACTGATAGGTCTTACTGGGTACAGCGCACATTTAGTCACGGTACACGCTTCCACTTGCTGTCGCCATGATCCTTCACCCTTAGCACCTTCGTCGTAAATGCAGTCCTTACACGCAGCATTAATTGCTCCACGAAGGCTCAGCTTGGTCTTAGAAGTTACCGTCTCGCCAGCTTCTTCGCTGTCGTCTTCGTTGTCAATAGCATCGGTTAGGGTGTTCATCGTTATCTCCTTGGAAAGCGGTAATTATACCTTGTTTACGATGCATACGGATTCATTCTAGAAGCCTTGGACTTATACTCACGTTCCTCTTCTTCGTCTTCTTCTGCAAAAGCGAGTTCAAACCACCCTCCATCTCGTAGGAATATAATAGCCTGAGTTAGAACGTCTACTTGGTCATCATGTTCGGCGTTAGGGAAGGCTTCTACTTCTCGTACAAAATCTCTAGCCCAAGTCACAGGTCTTCCAGGTTCCTTGCCAGACTCCATTAACCATAGACAGTCTAGTTCAAGAATAGGTGAAGCTTGGTGGGCACGATTGATCTTATCAGCACTACCTGGATTGTAAGGTAAAGCGGGTAGATTAGCTTGCCGTAAATCCTGTATGAGAGATAACCCTGAAGCCTTAGCTTCTATCAATAACGCATCCGCTTTCTTACCTTTACGCTGACCGGTTTTACCATATACAGAATGCCATTCATCTATAAGTTTAGCTCGTAAGTCTGGAAATGTTAAATGATCTGCCCAGCAATCTAGTAGTAGAGCACCTCGCTTTTCTTTATAAGTAAATATACCCCAGGCTTGAAAGGCGGTTGGATCGTTGTAAGTCTGTGCCGTATAAGCCGGATCTACCGATTGAACCACATACTCAATAACTGGTAGTTCTCTAGCGGGAGGCCAGAGTTGGAAGTGTTTAGTCTTCAGGATACCGCCTCCAGCGGGTGCTGGCATCTGCTGTAGCTGTCCAGCTGTTCCATACTCGCCAAGTTGAGTCTTTAGGTCTTTTAGTTCCTTAGGCCCGAATCTATCAGGACATATGAGCTGTCCAGGTTTAGTTCTAGGATCATAACCTTCTACAAACACACTATTTTTTCTTACTTGCCCATCGTATTCAGCAGGTATACATACGTGTTCCCACCCTCCCTGTTTCAAGCGATGTCCGCTAGGATCGGCCTCATGACTTCTTTGAGCTACTTCTATCATAGCGTCGGTTTTAGGATTGTTCAAGCGAGTACTCCACGCCATGTCCAGCCAATCAAGTGTTGAACTACGGATAGCGTCCGACTGAGCATCTTGAGTGCTGATAGCATCGTCGAGTATCAAACGAGACCCACCTTCCCCAGTTGCTGTTCCTCCTACCGAAGTGGCAATACGGTAACCAGTCTTGTCATTTTCAAAACGTTGTTTCTGGTTTTGGTCTCCAGATAGTTTGAATAGTTCTCCCCAACGTTCTTGATACCATGGAGAGGTAACTAGGCGACGAGCCTTTACATTATCACGCATAGCTAGAGTGCCGGAATATGAAGCACACAAATACTTCTCTTGAGGACGCTTGATCCATTCCCAGCATGGGAACGCTACGCTAACAATAGTGGACTTAGAGTGGCGAGGAGGTATATTAATCAGCAGACGTTTGATCTCTCCTGAAGTGATAGCTTCAAGATGCTCGCATATTATCTGAATATGCCAAGAGGGAACGAAAGGAACACCCGGCTCCATGGTCGACCAGGCATACTTTACAAATTCGTACAATGAGTTTTCAGCAGCGCGTGATTCACGTTCTCTTTTCACCGCGTCAAGCATTATAATAGGCGAGGTTTCAGCCACGGAGAGATTCCTTATTCTTCCTACGAGTTTCCCACGACTTCATGGCGCTAGCCCTCTTTTCTTCCGTTGTCTTGCCGACATATAAAGCCTTAGCTTGTATGGTTCTTTCTTCAGCGCTTAGCTTTGCCCATCGACGGCTTGAATATTCAGATAGTGATTTAGATCGCGCTTCTTTCTCTTCGGGAGTTAGTGATTCAATCTTACGCTTAGCGGCCTCTGAACCTTTAAGTGCAAATGCGATTCTATCTTCAATGCTCATATTAGCAAACTGATTCTTAGCGTTAGTTCGGCTACGTACTCTATCCTCTTCAGTATAGTTAGCTTTAAAGGTTGCCACGCGCCTTGCGCAAACTTCTGGAGCATTTGATCCCACTCCTTCCCCGCCAGGAGTTAGATTATAACCTTTACCAAAGGTTCTATGTTCCTTAATCAGCCTTATCTCTTCTTTGAAGATATCCGTAGTTTTAAGAAGAACTATATATTGAAAAGAACCTTCACCGTATTTATTCCAAGCTCGCTGTAAGAATACATTAATATGCACTCCTCTTCGTAAATCACTCTTGTGATCTTTTAGGCGAGTATTAACGTTAGCTGAACATCCTATATAACCTTTACCAGTAGCTATACACTGAATTAAATACACTCCTGAAAAGTCTTTCATAAACGTTCCCCCTAATACTCCCTATTATAACCTATATCCCGAAGGAACGTTTATTTATCAGCCATTTAGTCTAACCACTGAGTCATAGCATATGCACCAGCTTAGCGGCGAGCCAGATACCTGTACCGTACAGCAACGCAGCTAAACCCATATGTATAGTAAACCATGCGGCAAATGCAAAGGTGGTTGAAACTACTTCAACGGTCTTCAATATAGTTTTCATACCTTCCCCATCTTCTTCAGTAATGATTCAAGGGTTGCCAACTCTTTGTCGCTAAGACCTTTCAATACCTTAGCATCCAGCTTAGGCTCCGTAACGTCCTTAGTCTCCACTTCAGTCTTCACTGGTACCTTGCGATGTACGAAGTCAAGCATGGCTTTAGCTGCATTGATTCGGTCTCCAGCTTTAACGCCGTCGTTGCGATAAGTATCAGCCAAGAACTCAAGCGGGGTTTGTCCGGTACTCTGTATCCATCTCACGGTCGCAGCTTGTGTATCATCCAGACCTTCGCTCTGCGCTGGGAAGCCGTTACCCCCTTCGGTTAGGCCAAGGGCCTGGGACAGCATCTTGCGCTCTGCTTGGATCCTTGGAGCCTCCCTTACGACGGTCTGTATAACAACCTGCTCGGTATACCTCATAGCCCACTCGCACCAGACTTCAATCACGAAGTCTTCGTCTCCTCGTAACCCATCTCCATCCGGATGATCTTCGGGCAGTTCAGGGCGATCACCCCATACCTGAGACACCGATTGATATATCACGTCGTCCTTCTTAACATCAAGCACGGTTGGAGTCTTACTGATTTCATTCTCAATACTCTTGCGTAAGTGTGGAGGAATGTCAGCATACCAGGAAAGCGCGTTGTGCTCCGTTACGGTATCGTAGAACCCAACCTTAGGTAAGGTTGTAGGCAACATCTCTTCGGAGTCTTTACGGCAACGCATCGGGAATGTGAGAGCCCATCGCACGGTCTGTTGGTCACCAGTAAGACCATCCCACCACTTTTTAGTGTACTTTGAATTCTTCGGTTTAATCCAGCCGTGTGGTTTGAACCAAGTATACTTATACTGAATGATTTGTACTTGCTCGTTGCGTGGGAGTTCAAGTAGTGAAAGCAACCCGGCACGTTCAACTTCTTTCCAGGCAACTGATCCGGAAATATCGTAACGTTTATTGAACAACGGTGGTTTGATTTTGGCCATTCTATTTCTCCTAAGCGCAAATACACTTGAACTAATTATAACTCACTTTAGGTGAGTGGGGCTATTTACCCAGTGGGGTACCCAGTGGGGCTAAAATTGACCTGACCCCACTGACCTCAAAAGAACTATATTTAATAGGTTTCTTTAGTTACTAAGTGGGGTCAGTGGTACAAAAAGAGAGAGCTCGGTAGAGAAGAAAAACTTTGAAGAATAGGGAACTGAGAATAGCCCCACTGACCCCACTGCCCCACTGGGCCTCAAACCCTATCTCTCCATAGTGGTCTAAAACCACCTTCTTGCCCCCAACACAAATAGCACCACTGACCTCCACTGGCTTTTACCCAGCCCCCATAGCAAACTCAAATTTCCTCGAAACGGTAAGCCGACTTCCCATTTACCGAATATCCAATTAGCCGCCAAGTTTTTTCTCTAGTTTTATCCAAAAAGGGAAGCTCTTTTACGGAGTTTAACGCATATCCACAGCGTGTGGTCAAGTCATTTCTTGGCCGCTTACTTAGAATATTAACCCAAGCTTCTTCCTCCGAATCAGGACCAATGTTTTGAGCGATGTCACTTGATGCAAAATAAGCACCCGTCTTACTCAGTTTATTCCTCACGCCAGACTGCCAAAGCCCTAACGCAAACTCCAAAAAGTTATATCGTGATTCTTCGGCTGAATCAATAGTACGGTCAGTATCCTCACTTACCGGAGGAGCAATATCAATATTCATAGTGAGCATAATAGTTCTACGCACCATGTAATCCCAAGTCTTAAAACGATGGGTGGGTTTCCAATTGCCGTCTGGTTGTTCCATAGCCCACTTAATCAAGCTTATTCCAGCACTGATTACATCCCCACGCTTATTATACGTGTAACCAACAATGTCAATGTGTTTGAATTTACGATGTGGATCCACGGTGGTTCGAGCCAGACGAATAAATATACTACGCGTCTGCAAGTCTAGTGCCGGAGCCGTATTAACCCCATTCAACAGGAACATAGTCTTGTTAGGAACGCTGCGAGTTTCATTCTTACCCAGGATACGAAACTCCGGATTAGTGGACGTCAGCGTCTCCGTCAAGGAAGGGGAACGAAACTCACCGTCATGGTTGTCCAACGTAACCACACGACGACCTCTACTTAGGATTGCCGAGAGCTGCTTCTCCTGCTCCTCGTCGTTGCCGCCTCTAGACAACTGACCCATAGATGTCTCTACTCCCGCCGAGGCCGCGATAAGACCGCTCAGCACACTTTTACCATCGCTATACTGAGACGAAGTTATAACATACATGGGGCAGATGTCCAGCACCGGGCGGATACCCGCTGTTAGTATAGCAGACACTGCAGCTGCCCGATAGCGAGAAGATACGAAGGGAAAGTCGGATAACAGGTCTTCCAACAACGGTATAGCTTCGTCCCGATACATACTCCTAACTGGAAACTCCGAAGAGAAGAACAATTTAAGGTCTGGATCATAGCCCCAAGTATCTTCTATAATCTTGCCGGTAGGAGTGATCAATGGGGTGTTGCTTACACCAACCAGTACCGGCAAGGAACCCTTAAAGGTTGAAGGATCGGCTATTTCCAAAGCTAGAGGAGTGGGGCATTTAATATCATGGTCGGTCATTACTCCGGTAGCCTTGTCAATAACTGATTGAGTAAAGCGTACTTCTCGGGTAAGCCAGGACGCAGCATTCACTCCTTTATCCAAAGGTACTATGGCAGCGGAACCTTCGTTCTTAGCTATAATACAGGTTTGACCAGACATCTGATAGAACTTTTCTGTCTTGGTCATAGCTTCAATAGTTAGATCCACCCATTTAGGTTCATGTGAACTGATAATCCTAACCGCTGGACGCTCGTCTAGTTCGCCCTCACCGCCGTATTTTAGGAGCTTGGATAACCATTTGCATATCTTTTTAGACCACCGATCAGAATTACTAAGATAGCCGATACCCGCTGCTGAACCTGATTTATCAATATGGGATTGAGTGGTAATGATAGCATTCAACCGATCATACTCGTCCGTCTGTCCCGAAGCCTTTACAATATACTTGATAGACTTTTCTACCAAGTCATTAGGTACTCCAGCACACATAAGGAAGCCGCACCAATACATCATGTCTTCGTGGAACTTACCGGACCGGAAATGCTCTGCCGAATAATAAGACGCTAAGGCCACCTTTACACACAAGCGTAGTTCTTTTTCCGTAGTGACCGGTAGTTCTCCCGAGGGAAGGGTCATCGTGTTACCAACCCAGCGCACGCAGTCTATAATGTAGCCACGTTTGTGATCTACGATAACGCTACCCGGCCCCATTGTCTGGCTACCACCGTCTCCGGTACGAACCTCCACCGAAGGAGTCTTAGCGCCTTTTAACGAAGGAGGAGGGCCATTTTCATTGAAGCTACCCCCTTGAGAGTCCGTAACCCGATAAAGCCAATGCGCTATACGCTGCTTGCCTGTGCCATAGAACCGACCAAATTTGAACGGAGTAGGAGGTAGAAACTCCGGCAGTACGTCTATCATTTCCGGGATGTCAATGTCTATGTCGCAAACGCCGTCGCCGAGAATACCGGTCAGTATACCGATATTGGAGTAGCCTTTGAAGTCTTCCCGATCACGGGTTTGGTTTTGCCAATCTTTCACCGTCCCAGGAGATTTAGAAGCTCGCTCCAGCAACACCGGTCTGAATCCAGCAGAGACCAAATCCGTATAAGATTTGCGTATAAGCGCTTCGTGCTTACCTTCGTCGTAGCCTTCTTTCCTTAGGCGGGAACAAGATTCTGCTGAAGATAATGCTTTACTGACGAGAGTTAGCGTAGGTGACTTAGTTATAGGTTCTGTGGGTTTTTCTGAACCTTGGACTGAAGTTGAATCTTCATCTTCGTTGTTGAATGTGATTTTAGCCATTATTACCCCTGATGTTCACTGATTATCCCCTGATGGTAAAAGGTGCGCCAGTAACTTGACAAATAGACAGGGGAATCCATTATCGTTTTCAAGACCGGATCAGAGCCTCGGTTACGGGCGCAGGAAACAATTATACGCGTTATTCGCTACAAACAAATTAAAAGTGTTCCTTCAACACCTCAGCATACTTGCCTTTCTTGCGAATAGTGAGAGTGCGAGGTTCAGGCAACCCCCAGCACATTACCTTAGCACGTTCCGCCGTATAAGGTGCTTGAACTCCTCTAAGTGCAAACCACTCCTCCGCCTTCTTGCGTGCCCAACCATCGTATTCCACACAGATAAACTGGTTAGCGCTGATTAAGGCTCCACCTTCTATCTGGCATTCATAAGCGACCATGAGTAGTTGCTTACCTTCAATACTCTTACTGCTGATTACTATATAGACGATGTTGCGAACCAAACCCTCCATACCGCTAGGAGAAGCAAGCATTGGATCCAAGTCGGTAACTTCATCTACGGTTTTAGTCTTGCGCACAATACCCGGTCTTGGCTTAGGAGATACCTTGGTCACCTTACCAGATTTAGTCTCTCGGTAAGAGTCCTCCATACCCACGCAGATACCGCCATGAAGAGCAAGGTTGCCGGAGTAGTCGATAACCAGGCAGTTCTTTTTCCCTTTAATAGTGCGGGTTCCGCGACCCAACATTTGTTGCCAGAATGAAAGGGAGGTAGTAGGTCGTATGCAAACTATGCAATCCAGTGCCTTGAAATTGAACCCGGTAGAAAGCACATTAACACTACACATTACCGGGAATGCGCCCGCCTTCCAAGCATCTAGACGCCCGGTTCTATCCTCGGTGTCACCCACCACTACCGAAGCGGTTAAACCCGCCTCGGTGAATACCTCTGCTGCCCTCTCGGCGGTTGCAACCGTGGGACAAAACACCGCGATATGTTTGCGACCAGAAGCTAATTCTTGGACACTCTCCACGACAGCTCGAAGCCAGGAATCGGTTTCCAGTTCTTCCACCGAACGTTGGTCAAACTCCCCGGCAACCAGTTTGATCTTCTTGGTGTCCAGAGTGATATTAGCATTGACTCCAATTAGCGGAGACAGGAAACCTTCTCTCACCAATTCAAGGATGTCGGTCTCGTAACAGAGATCCGTAAAGTATTTGCCGTCCCCCCAAACCGGGCCATCGGTGCGGAAGGGTGTGGCCGACAACCCCACTCGATAGGCGTCCGGGAAGGAGGAGAACGCGGTGGGATAGAACTTAGCATCACTATCCCGTTCGGCGCATAGGTGACATTCATCTACTATAATTAGGTTGAAAGGCTCTATTTCCCCTCGCTTAGCGGGGCCATACAAGGATTGAACCGAGGCAAATAGAACGTCATGCCCTTTGTCGGTGCGTTCCAAACCCGCACACAACACTCCAGGTTCAATACCGGTCAGCGCCTTAAACTCTAGTGAGTTTTGCATAACCAATTCAGCCACATGGGTTGCTATAAGAACTCGACCGCCATTAGCCCGTATCCTGTGGCATAGGTCGGCTATGACCAACGACTTGCCCGATCCGGTAGCCATACTAACTACGGGATGCTCTCCTCGTCGCAGCGCTTGCCACACCGCCTCCACGGCTTCTTGCTGATATTTCCGTAATTTCATACTATTCCTCATTCAAGGTAAAACGCTATCAGTATTAGGGATTGCAACGCACTTTAATTATAGCGTAAAAATAAATGCTCATGGGGGCAAATAAAGCTTGCCTTTTATAAAAATGGGGGCTATAGTTCGTTTCAGCTGCACCAAACATGATAGATAACTTGATAACTCGGAGATTCAAATGCCACTCTTCTCAACTCGTACCGCTGCCCTTCGTAGCCTCAAGGACATCTCTACCGACGCTGTTAAGCATGCTAAAGAACTCATCACCGAACGCGACGGCAAGTTCTACTTCGACGAAGATGCTGCCGAGCAGTTCCTCAACACCCAAGACGATATCACTACCGCAAACCTGGAGAACACCATGACCATCATCACCCTCGAAAACCTGAAGACTGTCGCCACCGCCGAACTCGTGGCTTTCTACAACGATCACGCCGAATCGTCCGTCAAGAAGTTCCGTGACCGCGCTACCGCCGAGAAGAAGGTTATGGTTATCCTGGAAGCGATCGCAGCGGACGCCAAGGCTGATTCGGAATCGCAAGTCAAACCGGCTCCCAAGATGATGTCGCTGTCCGACACCGAAGCCTTCGCCAAGAACTTGGTCACC